CCAAAGTTGATATAGATACTTTCCAGGCGCCTATTGACACCAATGCCATATTATCTGATTATTTTGCAGAAAAATATTACGACGATGAGCAAAATTTAGATAGTTTAGATCTTGTGATATTAGATACAATATCGCAAAATTCAATTGTTGGTCGACAAATTAAGTATACCTTAAAATACCCAACAAAAACCATTAAAGAAACAATTTATCTAAATAAAAGAGAATTATATGTAGGATTTGGGATGGCTGGAAATGTTGACCAAATTAACTATTTTGGGGGTGAAGCCGTTTATAAAAATAAAAAAAGACAAGCATTTGGTTTAGGTGTTGGAGTAAATCAAGATTTAGTCCCTATTATCTCAGCTAGAATGTATTGGAAATTAGGAAAATGAGCGAACCAGATTTAAGAAAAATAATCCAACAAGAGTATGTAAAATGTGCTACTGACCCAGCGCATTTTATGAAAAAATACTGCTACATTCAACATCCACAAAGAGGTAGAGTGTATTTTAATTTATACCCCTTCCAAGAACAAACCTTACGTTTATTTAGAGACAATCCATATTCAATTGTATTAAAGTCTCGTCAGTTAGGTATTTCAACATTAGCAGCAGGTTACTCTTTATGGTTGATGTTATTCCATAAAGACAAAAACATACTTTGTATTGCAACAAAGCAGGAAACTGCTAAAAATATGGTTACGAAGGTTAAGTTTATGTATGATAACTTACCTTCCTGGCTAAAAATTGGAGCAGATGAAAATAACAAACTCACGCTTCGTTTATCAAATGGATCACAAATCAAAGCAACCTCAGCATCAAGTGATGCAGGTCGATCAGAAGCAGTTTCTCTTCTATTAGTCGATGAGGCCGCGTTTATTGAAGGAATTGGAGAAATATGGGCATCAGCACAACAAACACTAGCAACGGGTGGTGGAGCAATAGTACTTTCAACACCGAATGGAACTGGAAACTGGTTCCACCAAACTTGGGTGAGGGGAGAAGCGAAGGAGAACGACTTTTTACCTATCAAATTACCTTGGCACGTACATCCTGAACGAGATGAAGCTTGGAGAAAAAGACAAGATGAACTTCTAGGTGATCCTAGAATTGCAGCACAAGAATGTGATTGTGATTTTAGCACATCTGGTGACGTTGTTTTCTACCCAGAATGGATTGAATTTATATCTCAAACAACTATTCAAGAACCTATTGAAAGAAGGGGTCTTGATAAAAATTTATGGGTTTGGGAACCTGCTGACTATTCTAGAGATTATATGGTAGTAGCAGACGTAGCTAGAGGTGATGGTAAAGATTTTTCAACATTTCACGTGATGGATGTTGAAACTAATACTCAAGTTGCTGAATATAAAAGTCAATTACCTACAAGAGAATTTGGTCTTCTTTTAGTTTCTATCGCAACTGAATACAACAATGCTTTACTCGTAGTTGAAAATGCTTCGATTGGTTGGGCTACGATTGAAGCAATTATGGAGAGAGGTTACTCAAATTTATATTATTCTCCGAAAAGTGATCAATTAACAGCTGAAAGTTATCTTAAAACATTTGAAAACCACTCAAATATGGTTCCTGGTTTTACAATGTCAATGAGAACTCGACCCTTAGTTGTAAACAAATTTAGAGAATTTGTAGGCGATAAAAGTGTTACAATTCGTTCTAAGCGTTTATTAGAAGAAATGAAAGTGTTTGTTTGGAAAAGTGGTCGACCCGAAGCCCAAACTGGTTACAATGATGATTTAGTTATGCCTTTTGGTATTGGTATGTTTTTAAGAGACACATCTCTGAAATTCCAACAACATAATATGGATATGGCTAGAAATGCTATAAACAACATACAGAAACGAGATTCACAACAAATGGTGCCAGGCACCCGTACACAAAATCCTTATATGCAAAAAATAGGTGGTCAAATGGAAGATATAAAATGGCTACTCTAATATTTATACAATATGGCACAAACTGATATTTTTACAAGATTAAGACGACTTTTTTCTACCGATGTTATCATTCGTAGTGAGGGTGAAGGTCAATTAAAAGTTATTGACCCAGATAGAATCCAAAGTACTGGTGAATTCCAAACTAACTCGGTTGTTGATCGGTTTGGCAAGCTTTATACTAACCCAGCTTCTACTTCTCTCTTAGCTCAACAATTTAACCTTAACTATCAGTATTATAGAACTTATCTATATGGGGATTATGATACTATGGATACAGATGCGATTATTGCATCTGCTCTTGACATTGTAGCTGATGAGTGTACTTTAAAGAATGATCAAAACGAAGTACTTCAAATTAGAAGTAGTGATGAAGATATTCAAAAGACACTTTATAACTTATTTTACGATGTACTTAACATTGAATTCAACTTATGGTCTTGGATTCGCCAGATGTGTAAGTATGGTGATTTCTTCCTAAAATTAGAAATTGCTGAAAAGTTTGGTGTTTACAATGTAATCCCTTACACTGCATACCACATTCAAAGAAAAGAAAACTTTGACCCTAAAAACCCTGCTAAAGTAGAATTCCTTTATTCTCCTGATGGTTATTTTACTGGTGGTTCAGGTTATTATGCTACACCTAATGAAAATTTAGATGATGCAAGTTCAATTAAATTTGATAACTACGAGATAGCTCACTTCCGTCTAATTACAGACGTAAACTATCTTCCTTATGGTCGTTCATATCTTGAACCAGCTCGTCGTTTGTTTAAGCAGTATGTGTTAATGGAAGATGCGATGCTTATTCACAGAATTGCTCGCGCCCCAGAAAAACGTGTTTTCTACATTAACGTAGGTAATATTCCACCTCAAGAAGTTGATGCGTTTATGCAGAAAACCATCAACAATATGAAGAAAACTCCGTTGATGGATGAGAAAACAGGTGAATACAACCTTAAGTACAATATGCAGAATATTCTTGAGGATTTCTTCATTCCTGTAAGAGGTAATGACACTGCAACTAAAATTGATACTACAAAAGGTTTAGATTACAACGGAATTGAAGACGTAGCTTACTTACGTGATAAATTATTTGCTGCCCTTAAGGTGCCTAAAGCATTTATGGGTTACGAAAAAGATTTAACTGGCAAAGCTACATTAGCAGCTGAAGATATTCGTTTTGCTCGTACAATTGAACGTATCCAAAAAATTGTACTCTCAGAATTAACAAAAGTTGCTTTAATTCACTTATACACACAAGGATATGATGGTGAGCAGTTAACTAATTTTGCATTAAGCTTAACAACCCCATCAATTATTTACGATCAGGAAAAAATGCAATTGTTGACTCAAAAGGTTGAGTTAGCATCTGCAATGATGGAAAGTAAAATTGTCCCAACAGACTGGATTTACGAAAACATCTTCCACTTTAGTGAAGACCAATACGATGAGTATAGAGATCTTCTTATGGAAGACCAAAAACGTGCATTCAGAATGAATCAAGTCGCTAGTGAAGGAAATGATCCTCTAGTTACAGGTAAATCATATGGTACTCCCCACGATTTAGCTTCACTTTATGGTAAAGGTAGATATGAAGCAAATAGTGTACCTGATGGATACGATGAAAAAGTTCCTTTAGGAAGACCTGAAGAAAAAGCTACTGATAGAAACACTCAAGATGATAATTTTGGTAAGGATAGATTAGGTGTTCAATCTATGAAAGTAGATGACCAAGAAGATTTTGGTAGAACTCAATTTAAAGGTGGTTCACCCTTAGCTTTAGAAAACACAAAATTAACGTATTCCAAAAATAAAACATTATTAGAAGGTTTACAAAAGAAATTAGTATTTGAAAGTGATAAAAATAAAGAGTCACTTTTAGATGAATCCAATTTAATGGAGTAAGAATCCTGATATATTTATAAGAAATCCTAATTTGGAATGAATATTAAACATTCAAAATATAAGAATACGGGCATCATTTTTGAATTGCTCGTGAGACAAGTAACAGCTGACACGTTAAATGGGGATCATTCTCCAGCTCTTAATATAATTAAAAACTTTTTTATAAAGAGTGAAGTTGGTAAAGAATTAAAACTTTACGAATCTTTGAATAAAAACACACAGCTTCACGAATCACAAGCTAATATTTTAATTCAAACTTTGATTGAATCTTCTAAAAAACTTAATAGAGGGATTTTAAAAAGAGAAAAGTATAATCTTATTAATGAGATTAAGAAACATTACAATTTAGAAGAATTTTTTAAATTTAAGTTACCTAACTATAAAGCTTACGCTTCATTTTACAATCTTTTAGAAATTTCATCTTCTGAAAAATTTGTAAATCCCGAAATTCTAGTAACTAATAAGATGACTTTATTAGAGTACTTAAGTTCATCTCCTATTAATGAAGAAAAGGTAACTAACGACATTCTTGAAGAGTTTAAAACCTATGATCAAGATGTAAGAATGTTAGCATATAAATTGATGCTTGAAAAATTCAATGGTAAGTATTCAGATTTATATCCTTCACAAAAAGAAATTTTAAAAGAATTTATCACTTCAGTTGATTCAACTCCCAAATTAAAAAATTATTACAACGAAAAAGTTGTTAATATAAAGGAAGAACTAAGGGTATTAAGTGAAAAAATTGATAATAAAGTTATTTTAATCAAGTTACAAGAAGTACTTCCTTTAATTAAAGAAATAGAAAAGCAAAGTAATATCAAAAATGAGGATATTACTAATCTTTTGCTTTATACCGAACTTTTAGAAGAATTAAGGAAGACTAATGGAAGGCAAAAAATTTAAATTAGTCACTAAAGAACCAGATGAAACTGGAGCTGTTGAATCAGATGTAATTTACCTTCCTGATTTTGAACAGCTATTAAAATCCATTAACAAAACTTTAGAGGTTGTTGATGGTATTGTTGCTACTGATCAAGTAAGAGGCGATAGAAAATTTATTGATTTTGCTCAAAAACTGAGAAAATTAAGAAATGAAATTAGAACTCACCTCCGCAACAACTACCCAGAAGACTATACTGATATTAAAGGAATCGATGAAACAGGATTCGCAGTAGGTGCCGGAGCCCAATATGCTACCCCATTTGCTTTTAAAAAAACAGGTCCTCAAGAACTACCAGAAGGTAATCCTGGTGCGAGTTTAGGACCTGGTCCAAAAGCTGGAAAGAATGGCGTGGCTAATAATTACTATGTTAGTAACTTCAAATATAAAATTGTTAACCCAAAGAAATTAGCTGCTCAATCAAAAGCAATTGATACTAAATATCTTTGGGGAACCAAATATGTATAATTATGGATAGTGCAAATTCTTTAGACAAATTTATAGCAACTCTTGATACTGATGACGCAAGAAAAAATCAGATCAAGAAAAGAATTTTAGCATTCCAAGAAATTGACAAACAACTTGCTGAATTAAAGCCATTACTACGCAACGCACAAAAGGAAACTTTAGCTTACTACAAGCAGAATCCTAAAAATGCATACGTTGTAGTTACGCCAACAGATTTAATTCTAGACTATATTAAGGATATTAAAGAGATATTAAACCCAGAAGAATGAAAAGTTTACAAAACCAATATAATTTGATCCAAGAGGGTAAAGGACACAAAGAGGTGTTCTTAAAATCTGTTAAAAGATTATTCCCAGATCTTATTCCCAATCATTTTGGGTTTAATGAAACCACTACTATCCTTAAGCAAAGAGGAATTATCAGCGAAATGATCGTTGGTGGTGGTTTAGTATCAAATAATCCTAATCCATTTAAAAACTTTGAATCTTTCTTAAACGAAGAATTTTCGGTAGCTGAAAATCCAATTGAAGCTCCTAAACCTAAAAAAGAGCAAACAACAAAAGCTGAAAATAAGAAAGTTTCTAAAGAAGTAGAAGACTTAGATAAAGAGACTGGATTTGATTATAAAAATACTAAGGATATAGATAATCTTTACGGCGAAGCTTTCCTAGAAGGATACTATGCTGAAATGAAGGATCCTAAAAATGCTGATAAGACAGTTGACGAGTTAAAAGAAATCGTAGCTAAAAATATGGCTAAAGATAGTCTTTACTATGTTAAAAATGCTGCTTTTGGTGTTAAAGGTATTGGTTACCAAACCGAAGTTCCTGGTTTAGGTACTCCTAAAGAAGCAACCGGTAAATACAAATCATCTGGATATGGTGATTTAAAAGAATCAATTGTAGCCATTGCTAAAGAAATCAATGATGAAGCAGGTTTTAATTGAAACCAATCTCTTTAAAGTTAACCCTCGACAAATCAGCGAGGGTATGGCTTCGCCATCAGGTAACCCTTTAGTTGAGGGTATACTTGCAACTGCTGGTGAAGTTAACGGCAATCAAAGAGTCTACAGCCCTGATATTTGGAAAAGAGAAATCGACAAATATCAGAAAGTTGTTGAGGAAAATAGAGCAACAGGTGAATTAGACCACCCAGATTCTTCAATCATCAACCTTAAAAACGTTTCTCATATTATTAGAGAAATTTGGTGGGATGGGAATGAAATTATGGGTAAGATTGAAATTTTACCTACCGCAGCAGGAAATATCCTTAAAGCACTTATTCAAAATGGTGTTGTAGTAGGTGTTTCTTCTCGTGGTGAAGGTTCATTAAAACCAATGGGAAATGGTATGATGGAAGTGCAAGATGATTTTAATCTCATTTGCTGGGATTTCGTATCTACTCCATCTAACCCAGGTTCGTATATGCATTTAGTTAAAGAGGGAATTGAAGAAGTTAAAACCCACAACTTAAATAAAGTAAATGAAATTTTGACTGATATACTTTGTGCTAACGGCACTTGTCCAGTCTTTTAAGAAGCCTGCTACCTTAGGCGCAATTGTACCCGTAAGCATCCCATAAGAACTGCTTGCGGGTCTTTTTTTCCGACAGAGTCAATTTTTAGAGATCTGCATATACGTATCATCGTAATATGTCATCTTTTTATATGACATTCGTAAAATCAATCTTTATTACGTTTCAATAATAAACGTAACCCCCAAACAAATTTTGTGGAAAAATGAGTAACAGTAAAAACCTGCTCGCAGAGGCTATTGCTGATGCAAAATCTGTAAAAGAGGCTGCTATCGCAAACGCCAAAGCTGCTTTAGAAGAGGCTTTTGCTCCCTATCTCGCTGAAAAATTCGCTGCTAAGTTAGCGGAAATTGATGCAGATGAAGTAAAAGAAGCTTATGAAGTAGATGAAGAAATGGATGGACTCGAAGAGAAGATGTCAAACCCCGATCAACGCGAAGGTGATGATGAAAAGAAGAACGGCAAGTTCTCTAAAGAATCAGAACCCGAGATGGAAACTGAAAAGATGGCTAAAAAGCTTGAAGAGAAGGATATGGTAGATGAGATGGATCTCGAAGAGTTACTCCGTGAATTAGAGGAAGAGGAAATGCTCAAAGAAAATGCCCGAACTGACGCCGAGGAAGAAGGATACCTTGATGGTATGAAAGACGAGAAGGAAGATGAAGAGGACAAAGAAGAGGATGAACTTGACCTTGAAGATATGTCTGAAGATGAGTTAGAAAAACTTGTCAAAGATGTAATTGAAGATATGGTTAGAGCTGGCGAAATTGAAGCCGGTGAAAACTTTGAAGAAGAAGATATCGATGTTGATATTGATACCGAAGAGGAAATCAATGAGAGAAAGAAAGAAGGCTATGATGATCGTGAAGACGAGTCAGTTAGCGCCCGTATGGGTAAAGAAGCTGATAAAAAGCAATCTTTCAAAGCTCGCAGAGATGATTCTTATGGTAAGTTTGGAAAGCGTGATGCTGAAGCCGCTGGCAAAGTATCTGGTCCAGGCAAAAACAAGATCAATAAAGAGAACTTAAATGAAGAAGATATGATGGAAGAAGGCATCAAAGACAAACTTAAGAAATTTATCGATACATTAACAGATCCTGAGAAGGCTGTTATTGGTGATGATTTATTTAAATTTGTTGATAAGATGGATAAGTTACCTGCTGGTACTGTAACCAAAGGTATGGAAAAATCAGGTGCTGGTAGAACTTCAAGATTTGGTGAAGGAGAAATGGAAGAAATGCAGAACGAACTCAATGAGTTAAGAGCTACATTAAACGAAGTTAAACTCCTTAACGCTAAACTTCTTTATACCAATAAAATCTTCAGAGGCAAAAACCTAACAGAAAGTCAAAAGGTAAAAGTATTGCAAGCTTTTGATCAAGCAACAACAGTTAGAGAAACTAAACTCGTATTCGAAACATTATCTACAGAGCTTAAAGAAAAGAAAGCTCCTGTTAATGAATCAGTAAGAGGTTTAGCTTCAAAAGCAACTGGAGCTGCTCCAACAAAGCAACCAATTCTTGAATCTAATGATCAAGTTTTAAGATGGCAGAAACTTGCCGGAATTATTAAATCTTAATTAAAAATCGTAATTTAAAAACAATGTCACAATTACAATCTCTTTTAGAATCATCAGCTAGTGGTTGGAAAAACCTCCAGTCTGACGCAGCTAAATTAGCTGCAAAATGGGAGAAGACAGGTTTGTTAGAAGGTCTTGGAAGCGAGACTCACAAAAACAATATGTCTATGATCCTTGAAAACCAAGCCAAGCAACTTGTTGTAGAGCAATCTTCAGTAGGTGGTGGTTCTGGTTACGGAAACTTCTCAGTTGGTAATGGTGCTGAATGGGCTGGTGTAGCTCTTCCCTTAGTTCGTAAGGTATTCGGTCAAATTGCTGCTAAAGAGTTCGTTTCTGTTCAACCTATGAACTTGCCTTCTGGCCTTGTGTTCTTCTTGGACTTCCAGTATGGTAACACTAAGACTCCATTCACTGCTAATGAGTCTTTATATGGTAACGGTGGTAGCTCACAGTATCCTTTCTCAACTCTTAACAGCAACCTTCAGCCTAACAACGCTGGTGGTTTGTATGGAGCTGGTAAGTTTACTTACTCTACTAACCAATTCTCTGCTTCAGTAGCTCTTGCTAATACTACAGGTTCTGTAGCTACTTGGGGTGATGTTAACTTTGATTCTGCTCTTTCTGAATCAATCGTTAATGGTCAAGTTGCTGAAATCTTAGTTAACAATGCTACTACTGCAATTCCTAACTTTGATCCTGATGCCGTTAGAGGTTTCGTACCTGTAACTGGTTCAATCAACGCAGACAACTTACTTCCTGCTTTCACTACTTACAACTACACTGCTAACACAATCACTTTCTACGTGACTGCTTCAGCTGCTGGTGTAAGTGCTTTAACTGGATCTTTAGGAGCTGTTCAAGTATTCTACAACAAAGCTACTGAAATGAGCCCCTATGAGGTTGGTGATTTCGAAGCTGGTAATGCTTACGCTGTACCTAACGACTTGTCTGCAACTCAGATTGTTATCCCTGAGATCAACATCCAGATGCAATCACAAGCTATTGTTGCCAAGACTAAGAAGTTAAAGGCAGTATGGACTCCTGAATTCGCTCAAGATTTGAACGCTTACCAAGCTCTTGACGCAGAAGCTGAATTGACTAACATTATGAGCGAGTACATTTCTCTTGAAATCGACCTCGAAATCCTCGATATGTTGATCGAAGACGCTGCTGCTGGAACTGAGTACTGGTCAGCTGTTTCTAACGAATTCTACAATCCTGGTACTGGTGCTTGGGATCAATTATCTGCTACTAACGGTGGTTACTACAACACCCAAGGTCAGTGGTTCCAAACTTTAGGTACTAAGATGCAGAAGTTGAGCAACCGAATTCACCAATTAACTTTAAGAGGTGGTGCAAACTTTATGGTAGTTTCTCCAACTGTAGCTACAGTTCTTGAATCTATTCCTGGATATGCATCTAACTCTGACGGTGATGTATCTAAGATGACTTACGCCTTCGGTGTACAGAAAGCTGGTGCAATCAACAACAGATACACTGTTTACAAGAACCCTTATATGAACGAGAACACAATCCTTATGGGCTTCCGTGGTACTCAGTTCCTTGAGGCAGGTGCTGTATTTGCTCCTTACATTCCGTTGATTATGACTCCTCTTATCTACGATCCTGAAACCTTCACTCCAAGAAAAGGTCTCTTGACTCGCTACGCTAAGAAGATGTTACGTCCTGAATTCTATGGTAAGATTTACGTTTCTGGTTTAACCAGCTTCTAAACTAACCTAGGATAGAAATGGAAGGCCCCGCGAAAGCGGGGCTTTCTTTTTCTTTTTTATACTACTTTTTCTACTCTAAGTAGGGGTACTATATTTATAGTGGAACTAAAAAGTATAACTATAAAAATAAAGTTGATGAAAGAAACACCTTCACAGTTACAAGTTCCTAGTTACGTAATGAATTTTCCTTTTACTTTGGACACTGCAAATCCTAATAATATTTGGATGCAGGAATTAAGTGCCGAAGAATTAGCAATTAATAAAGGTAAAGCATATAAACAATTTTTAGATCTTTATAATTTTATAGCTGGGGCTTCTTTAACTTATTTACTCCCTAGTCAAGGAAATTTTCAAGATTTAGTTTATGTAGCTAATTTGGGAATTTATTTACCCCACATCAAAAATTCAAACAACATTATTTTATCTAACTTTACATCCGAACCAAGACAAGGTGAGGAGTATGTTGGTAAACCATTTTTTGAATTAATGGATTATAAGGTTCATATGTGTCCTGATAAGTGGGAAGGTGAAGCTGATTTAAAATACCTACACGACAATGTTTATGTTGGAGGGTATGGTATTCGCTCCAGTGAAAAATCTTACGACTGGATGGAAGAAAAATTCAATATGAATATTGTTAAGTTGGAAATGGTAGATGACTACTTATACCACTTAGATTGTTCAGTGTTTCCTTTATCAAAAGACAAAACTTTAGTTTGTACAGAACTTTTTACCCCAAATGAAATTTCTCAACTTGAAAAAGTAACCGAAATTATTGATGTCGACATTGATGATGCTTATGGTGGTATGACCAATTCAGTTAGACTTGGAAATATGATTTTATGTGCATCTAATATCTCAGAACTTAAAATTACAGACGAATTGTATGATGGTGAAAAGCATAAACTTGCTTCACTTGAAAAAATCTGTGCTAAGGAAGGTATGGAACCAGTTATCTTTAATTTATCTGAGTATATGAAATCAGGCGCAATGCTATCTTGTATGGTTATGCACTTGAACTATGTTGATTACAATAAAAGTTTATTATAATGGCTCAAGAATTAGAAGATTGGTTAGACACTGAAGTAGAAGAATTATCAAAAATGCCTGTTGGGGATTTATCCAACACATTTTTCTTTAGAGACCCACTTCGTCCTAACTACATAGATTTTGAACATTTCTACTCCCCAGCGGATGGTACTATTCTATATCAAAAATTTATAGAAAACCCATCAGATCCTGTAGTAGAAATTAAGGGCATAAATTATACACTTCAAGATGTAGTAGGTGATAAAGACTATAACGTTCCTTCGTTGGTTATAGGCATTTTTATGTCATTTTATGACGTTCACATCAATCGTATACCTTATGGAGGAATCCTTAGTTATAAGCCCTTAGAAGCGATTGAATCTACTAACAAACCAATGTTAGCAACAGAAAAAGATATTTTGAATGCTGCGATTAATCCTAACAATTTAGAATATCTTAAATATAATGAAAGAATGTGGAATAAAATTTATTCACCTTCTTTAGACTACACATATTATCTAATACAAATTGCAGATGAAGATGTTAACGTCATTTCTCATTTTACTAATAAACAACACGATTTATTTGCACAAAATGAAAGATTTTCTCTTATTAGATGGGGTAGCCAAGTTGATTTGGTATTACCCTTAGATAATAGATTTGATTTCGAATTAGTACTTAATGATACTATGCACGTAAATGCAGGTTTAGATAAATTAGTAAAAATTATATTCAAAAATGAACGACAATAACGAAGACGAAATTTTCAGAGAAAAACGTAAACCCAAAGGCCCTATCAAATTCAAAATACAATTAAACGAAGAACAGAAAGAAGCGAAATCTAAAATTTTAGGTAATACAATTACTCTGTTAGCAGGAGCAGCTGGCTCCGGAAAAACTTTATTGGCCTGTCAAATTGCTCTCGAAAAACTATTTATGAGAGAAATTGATAAAATTATCATTACCAGACCAACAGTTTCGAAGGAAGAAATAGGTTTTTTACCTGGGGATCTAAGAGAAAAGATGGATCCCTGGATTCAACCCATTTATCAAAATATGTTTGCTTTATATGATAGAAGTAAAATCGAAAAACTTATACAAGAAGGATGCATCGAAATTGTTCCCCTATCTTTTATGCGTGGTCGCACTTTTCTTGACAGTATTATTATCGTAGATGAAGCTCAAAATGTTACTCACGAACAAATGGAAATGATTGTAACCCGTATAGGTTTACGTTCAAAAATGATTATTTGTGGAGATGACATTCAAGTTGATTTAAAAAATAAAAGAGATTCTGGTTTTAGATTCCTTTATAAGGCATCAAGAAAAATTAAAAATCTAGAATCTATTACTCTACTTCAAAACCACAGAGATCCAATTGTTAAAGATTTGATTTCTTACTATGAAGAAGCAATAGAAAACGGAATACAACTGGGAACATCAGGCAGTTCAAGAAAATAATTGATTCGTTGTCTTTTTGATATTTATAATCAAAAGCAACGTTCAATTAATTTATTATGGCCAATATACCCATATATGATGGAACCTCCAATTTCCTAGCAGCTTCTGCTTCGTATGCTGCTGGTACTGGACCATCTCCTACTCCTTTCGGTTTCTATGATAACGATGCTCAATTCCAAAATGATGCTAATAGCGTAACTAATTTTTGTGCTCGTCGATTAGGATATCCAATCGAAAACGTAGAATTACAAGATTTAAACTTCTGGACTGCTTTTGAAATGGCAACCACAGTATATGGTAATGAACTATATGCTTATTTGATTAGAGAAAATCTTGTGAATTTTGAGGGTATGTCTTTAGATGAGGCCCCCACAACATTCCAAAATGCTTCTATTACCCCTAACTATAGTAATATTATCAGGGTTTCTGAACAATATGGTGCAGAAGCAGGTACAGGTGGTAATGTAACTTGGTATAGTGGTTCAATCATTTTAACTGCAAGCATTCAAGAATACGATTTAAATATTTGGGCTGAGGAGCAAGGAATTTCAGGTAGTGAACTTGAAATTAAAAGAGTATTTTATCAAGGAGTACCTGCTTCAGCAGACTATTACTACGGAGGTGGTATAGGTTTAGGTGCTGGTTGGGGTACTTTCTTTGGAGGTTTAGGTGGTGTAGCTGGATACGGAGTTGGTACAAATTTCTTTGTAACTCCTTTATCTTACAACGTAGCAGCTATTCAAGAAATTGAACTTGGAAATGACATACTATTCTCAGCTTTTAGCTTTGAATTAATAAATAACAAATTAAAAGTATTCCCAGTACCAACAGAAGCAGATGATGGTGTAAATTTCTGGTTTGAATATATCATTAAAAGTGAAAGATATTTAGATTCAATTCAAACGGGTAGTGGTGAATCAGGTTCAGGATACATTACAAACGTATCCAATATGCCTTACAACAACCCAGTTTATTCTCAAATAAACTCTATAGGTCGTTCTTGGATATTTGAATACACTTTAGCTCAAGCTAAAGAAATGTTAGGATATGTTCGCAACAAGTACTCACAAATTCCTATCCCAGGTGCTGCTGTAACATTAAATGGTGCTGATTTAATTAGCGCTGCTACAGCTGAAAAAACAGCACTTATTGAAAGATTAAGAGGATATTTTGATGAAACTTCTCGTCAAGCAAGATTAGAAAGACGAGCTAGTGAAGCAGAATTTGCTAAATCAGAATTAAGTAACGTTCCAATGACAATTTATATAGGATAATGGCATTATACGGAGAAGCAAGAGATATTAGCTTTATGAGACACATCAACCGAGAGTTGATGGCTAATATTGTTTCTCAACAGGCAGCTTTTTACAAGTTTAATGCTGAGAAAACTAATATTAATATGTATGGCGAAGCCGCACACGAAAAATTCTATATTGGTCCCGTCTTATTATATTGTTTAATTGATCTTCCAAGCTCTGAAAACCCTGTTGATGATTTTGGTGTAAATTTCCTTTGGAAACCAACATTTAGATTCCTTAGGGACGATTTGTTAAACAAAACTCAGGGATATGATGGTCAAACTGATACCTTCAACGAAACTGGATATCGTACTACCCCATACAACTATAATATTTTTGGTGCTAACTATGTTCCTCAAGTAGGTGATTTAATTTATTATGAAAATGCTTACTATGAAGTAGATAGATCCTGGAATACCCAATATTTTGTAGGTAAAAACCCAGATTATCCTAATAATCCACAACCCGAACCTGGATGGAACCCAGGTTTACAAAACTTTGGTTGGAACGTAGAAGTTGCTTGCGATACACACTATGTACCTGCTGATAAAGTAGCACTTAACTTAGAAAGAATGTAATGGCTGAAAGTAGAAAACCAATCCCAAAAACACAAAAGCAACTTAGTAATGAGTATGCTGGGGCTAACGCTATTTTAGGTGATCCTAATTTAGCGGATCCCGAATTAATGGGGAAAAATAGATCCTTACAAAATAGTTGGGCGGGTGACACTGTAAAACCATTTACTGTTGGTCTACAAGACATAGATGAAGCTGTATTTTACTACTTCCAGAATGTCATTAAACCTTTTGTAATACAAAATGGCGCTAGAATAGAAGTTCCGGTAATATATGGTTCTCCTGAAAGATGGAAATCAGTCTTAAAAGATGGATACTTAAAAGACCAAAATGGTGCTATAATGGCTCCTCTTTTGATGTTTAAAAGAAATTCAATTGCAAAAAATAGATCAATAGGCAATAAGTTAGATGCAAATTTTCCCAATTTGTATGCTACAATGAAGAAAAAATACGATCAGAAAAATTTTTATTCAAATTTTAATGTTTTAAACAATAGAACACCTCAACAACAATTCTATGCAGTTGCTATCCCCGATTATGTAACACTTAATTACTCTTGTATGGTTTATACCTACTACAATGAGCAATTAAATAAAATTGTAGAAGCTATTGAATACGCTTCAGATGCATATTGGGGAAATCCACAAAGATATCAATTTAAAGCAATGATTGATTCTTTTACTACTCAAACTGAATTAAGACAAGGTGAAGAAAGATTTATTAGAAGCAATTTCGATCTTCGATTATATGGTTATCTCATCCCAGATACTATACAAAAAGATTTAGCTTCTATACAAAAATATAACAATAAGACAAAACTTATTTTCTCTTTGGAAACTGACGTAAATCCTGAAATATTTATACCGACGACAACTGTGGATGATTTGGGAACCAATGAAATTCCAACTTCTGAGACAATTGATAATCAACCAGATCCCCGAGATTTTAAAATAGGAATAAGAAATGGCGAGTAATGTAAGATTTTTAGATCAAGTCCCCATATCCTCATTTGGGGATATCCAAACCGCTACTGCAACTACTGCAAATGCGGTTAGATTTATTGCCTCTGGTGAAGAAGTAGCTATTAATTCGTCTGAACAATTATTTATAAATGATCTTTGGAATCAAGGTACTGTTACTATCGCCAGTGGTGATGCTATTTTCTTTGGTCTTAGAGTAGTATTTACCCACGCTCTCCTTACAATTGACACAACTCTTAATAATAATGGTGTCATAAATGTAAATGGTATATTAGAAGTAGGAGAATCTAATACTTTTGCAGACGTATCTGTAATTTAATAAAAAAGTTTAATATTTATAATAAAAATTTAATTAGAAGTGGCTCAAATTAATTTATCATCTACAGGAACCTCAGGTGTAGCAACTCCAGATTCTGGGGTTGTTGCTATTTTTTCTAATTCAGGAGACGACGGAAATCTTTATTTAAAGAAAAGTGACGGCACATTTGTAGAAATTGGTTCCGGAGGTGGTGGAGCTGGTTCTTCGGGCACATCAGGTACTTCAGGTGGTGGTAGTGGCTCAGGTTCAAGTGGCACTTCAGGAACTACTGGGGCAGATGGCTCTTCAGGTACTTCAGGTGCTGCTGGTGTTCCTGGTTCTTCAGGAACTTCAGGCACAGGTGTAAGTGGCTCATCAGGTACATCTGGTACAGGTGTGAGTGGATCTGCCGGTACTTCAGGTACTAGTGGTGATGGTTCTGCAGGTACATCAGGTACTAGTGGAGAAGGTTCTTCAGGTACCTCAGGTACAGGTGGTCAAGGTCCTGCAGGTTCTTCTGGTACTTCAGGAACAGGCGGTACTGGTTCTTCTGGTACTTCTGGTACTGCAGGTGCTCAAGGTGCTCCGGGTGATGCAGGTTCATCAGGTACTTCTGGTACACAAGGTGAAACAGGTTCATCTGGTACATCAGGTACAGGTGGTCAAGGTCCTGCAGGTTCTTCAGGTACTTCAGGTACAGGTGGTACTGGTTCATCAGGTACAAGTGGTACTGCTGGAGCTCAAGGTGCTCCGGGCGATGCTGGTTCTTCTGGTACTTCAGGTACAGGAGGCGCTGGTTCTTCTGGTACTTCAGGTACGACAGGTGCTGCAGGTGCTCCTGGTGATGCAGGTTCTTCAGGTACTTCAGGTACAGGTGGTGCTGGATCTTCTGGTACTTCAGGATCAGCAGGTACTTCAGGTACAGGAGTTTCAGGTTCATCAGGTACTTCGGGTGCTCCAGGAGCTGCAGGTTCATCAGGTACCTCAGGTACTGGTGGTGGTGGAGGTGGAGGTATCTCAACAGTTTACACAAACTTAGTTAGATACGAATACACTTCAGGAGACAATAGAGCTCAATTAATGTCAGCTGGTACTTTATATGGTGGTTTAAGCTGGACCCGTTCAGGAACTACTTTAACTATTACTTCTACTGCTCACGGATTAACTACAGGTGATTATGTAATTCTTAGAGGATTTAATGTTGATTATGTTCACGTTTCTATAACATCAACTGGTACAGATACATTTACCTGTACTGTTACTGATACTGGAGCTACAAGTGGTGCAGCAGGAGCATATATCCCTGTATTAGAAGCATCTACATTTAATGATAGTGCCATTACAATTGAGGCCCCATCAGCAGGTAATGTTCAGTTAGTTTCTTGTGTAATCTATATTGATGTTTCAGAAACTACTCCAAAAACATTAACCGTTCCACCCAATGCTTTAACAAATGGAGCCGGTAAAAATGCCTCAGCGAATAGCCGTGTAATCCCTTCGTATAGAGCTTATAATATGGGCTCAGGTGCTGAAATTGGTAATGCAGGTTTAACCTTTAATACGGCAGGTACATATAACGTGTATAGTTTAGCAGGTTCTATCGATACTTTTGGTGCCGTATCTATGGTACTTCAATTCTAAAAAGAAAAAAATCTTTTTTAATTAAAGCCCCATTATTTGGGGCTTTTTTTAATATTTATTATTGAATATTCAAAATAAATACTAGTATAAAAATGGCAAACCAGCTTTTTTACGGGAAAGTCTCTAATGTTACCCCCATAGGCAATGGTAGTAATAGCTTTATTCGTATCCGAGGTGATTTTAACACAGCTTCCAAAACAATTACGAATGTTGTTGACGTTGCAGGATACCTTGGCCTTCAGTTTATCAGAGAAGGCCAATCTTTAGTAGCTACAGGCCCCTTTACATCAGGTACAACTGTTGTTTCTGTTGATGTTAACGCAGCTACAATCACAGTTGCCGATTTCCCAGCATCTACTGTTAGTAATACTTTAGCAAGAATTTCACCAGCAGCTGGTGATTACTTTATTGCTTCTGCATCTTTTTCTAATCCAAATAACGTAAATGGTATTAATGCTAACGCCATTACAGGTAGCCAAGATGCTTTATATGATGGTACAACTCCTATTTATGCTATTATAGGAGCTGCTTCGGATTTAAGTGGTAACTTAATCCCCACAATATACCATAAGTACTCTATTACTGAAACTTTCTATAAAAATCCTTCAGGTACCGAGATCTCATTTTACATCAGTTGGGATGAAGGTGGTACAGAAGCTGAAAGTGGGAATAAATTATATGCAACCCCAGGTCAAAGTTTACCAATATTAGCTTTAAGTACTACAGAATCTTTAGCACCTATATTCTCAAGACAAATTACAGGTTTAACAGATTTACCTGCAGGTTCAGATGTAGCAGCATATCAAATTGAACTAGTAGACTTTTTTGATGATTTAATCCTAGTTGATGCATACTACACTGGTAGCTTAGTTAGAGCTAACATTGGGGCTATGGAATTTACAGGTTCCGGTCTTAATGTGACAGATAATGGATTAACAGGTCAAGCTGGTGGTGTAATTGTTGAAGTACCCGGTCTAGAAATTTCAGACGAAAACATATCTTTAACAACAGCTGCTACTAAAATAAACTTTACGGGCTCAGGCGTTGTTGCAGAAACAAGCAGCTTAAACCCTAACGAAATTAATGTAACAATAGGTACAACAGTATACTCTGCAAGTGTTCTTGTGGATTCTAACGTTGGTGTACTTTATTTTACGGGCTCAGGCGTTACAGTCACAGACGATGGTACTGGTAACGGAGTAATCATTGATATAACAGGAGGTTCATCAACAGCAGGAACTTCTGGTGGTTCAGCATCTTCAGGTACTTCAGGAACTGATGGTACAGCAGGTACTTCTGGCACAGGTGGTGCTGGATCTTCTGGTACTTCAGGTGAACAAGGTAGTTCAGGTACTTCTGGTACTTCAGGTGCTGAAGGTTCTTCAGGTACAAGTGGTACCGCTGGAGGATTTGGTTCTTCAGGTACAAGCGGTCAAGATGGCTCATCTGGTACCTCAGGAACTTCAGGTCAAGAAGGTTCATCAGGAACTTCTGGTACAGCCGGTGGATTTGGATCATCTGGTACATCAGGTGCTGATGGTTCTTCAGGTACATCTGGAACAAATGGTGCAGATGGTTCATCTGGAACTTCAGGCACAGCAGGACAAGCAGGTTCATCAGGTACTTCAGGAGCAGACGGCTCTTCAGGTACTTCAGGCACAGCAGGTGCAGATGGTTCTTCAGGAACTTCAGGACAAGATGGTTCTTCAGGTACTTCTGGTACCTCAGGTCAAGAAGGTTCCTCAGGAACTTCAGGAACTGCTGGAGGATTTGGTTCTTCAGGTACAAGTGGTGCAGATGGATCTTCAGGTACTTCTGGTACTTCAGGTGAATTAGGTTCATCAGGTACTTCAGGTTTTAATGGAGATGACGGAACTTCAGGTACTTCTGGAGCAGATGGTTCAGCTGGAACCTCAGGTACAGCAGGAGCTGCTGGTTCTTCAGGTACATCCGGAGCTGATGGTAGCTCTGGTACTTCGGGCACAACAGGTGCTGAAGGTTCTTCAGGCACTTCAGGTGCTGATGGATCTTCAGGTACTTCAGGCACATCAGGCCAAGATGGCTCAGCAGGAACTTCAGGCACAAATGGTGCCGATGGCTCTTCAGGAACTTCAGGAGCCGATGGATCTTCAGGTACATCAGGTACAAATGGTTCGACAGGAACTAGTGGTACTGCCGGAGATGAAGGTTCTTCAGGTACAAGTGGTTTAACAGGTTCATCTGGTACTTCAGGTACTTCAGGTGATGATGGTTCATCTGGAACTTCAGGTACTGCAGGAGCAGATGGCTCTTCAGGAACATCAGGTCAAGATGGTTCATCAGGTACTTCTGGTACTTCAGGAGCAGACGGCTCAGCAGGAACTTCTGGTACCGCAGGCGCTAATGGTTCTTCTGGAACCTCAGGTGCTGATGGTTCTTCTGGAACTGCAGGTACTTCAGGAGCAGGTGGTTCAGCTGGTACTTCAGGTACAGCAGGAGCAGATGGCTCTTCAGGTACTTCAGGTCAAGCGGGTTCTGCAGGAACTTCAGGTACAAATGGTGCCGATGGTTCATCGGGTACTTCAGGTACAACTGGATCAGATGGTTCTTCAGGTACTTCATCAGATTCAGGTTCTTCTGGTACTGCGGGTTCTTCAGGAACTGGGGGTTCATCAGGTACTTCAGGTACTGCAGTAGCAAACGGCTCTTCAGGTACTTCAGGTGCTTCTGGTTCTTCAGGTACAGCAGGTACAACAGGTACCGCAGGTACTTCAGGAGGTGCTGGTGGAAATGGTTCATCAGGTACCTCATCAGATAGTGGTTCTTCAGGTACAGCTGGTACAGCGGGTACTTCTGGTGGTGCTGCTAGTTCAGGAACTTCAGGTTCAGCGGGAACATCAGGTACAGGTGGTTTATTACCATTTGCAGGTGCTTGGCTAAAAGGTTCTCCGGGTCAAAAAGGGTATTTCGGAACAGATACTACAACTTTTGATGGTGTTTCACCATTTCAGTGGAGTATAAATTCAGTTGATGGATTTAATGTATCTCAATCTTTAAATTTATTAGGATCAGGAAGCTATTTTGATGTAACTTCAGGAGCAAACCAAGTTAGATATAATGTAATTTCTAACCAACTTATTGACTCACTATCAGATTACTATTATATCTCTACTGTAGGTGGAGGTATAATCAGTGGTACTTCATTTACTATTATTAATGGAGGAAATGGATTCTTTACCTTCTACCCAGTTATCTCTTCAGGAATAGATGGTACTTCAGGTACATCTGCAACAGTTAGTGGATCTTCAGGTACTTCAGGTAGTGCTGGTACTTCAGGTACGAATTCTTCAGCAGGTACTTCTGGTACCGCAGGTTCATCAGGTACTACACCATCTGCTGGTGGTTCTTCCGGTACTTCTACTACTTCAGGTACTTCAGGTACAGGTGGTACAGGCGGTGTATTTGGTACTTCTGGTTATAGCTGGAATGATGCTAAACAATTTATACCTCCTCAATATGGTACTGTTTTAAACACTGTAAATGTACCTATTCCAAGAGATGCTAGTAGTACTCAACAAGGTGCCTTTGATAACAATACCACTCAAATTGATTATACTGGAGTTGGGGCATTTGATTTCTTACCTCAACTTAGACCTCCTGGAACCCTAAGAATGACATTAGTGACAGCTGGAGGTGCTACTTCTAGTTTAGCTGGTGGAAATGCTGTTGAATTTAATCTTTCAGCTAATAATTCAGGTAAGACTTTCCAATCTCCCATTCTCAATGTTAGTTGGGTTTCAGGTTCTATGAATTCAGTTAGCGATGTTAACTATGAACTCAAATTTGCATTCTTCGTAGATGCTATTGCAGGTTCATCAACAGCAGGTACATCAGGTACTTCAGGAGGCACTAGCACGGCTGGTACTTCAGGAACTGGAGGTGCTGCTGGCTCATCAGGAACATCAGGTACAGCTGGTTCAGCCGGTACAGCAGGTATCTCAGGTAATGAAGCATTTACTTTAGGACCTATTACACAAGCTAATAATTCTACTTCCTTTATACAAAAAGATGCCGTAGGTAATACTACTGGTTTTGATATTACTGATCAGGCAGTGCAAATAGCTATACGTAGAAATGATGGTGTTAATAATAATTGGGACTCATATTTACGAAATGTACTACCAGGTGGAACATTAACTGTATCTAATAGTAATGATGATACTGCTCTAGTATTTAATGTTACTCAAGCTTTAGGTAATAATGAATTCGGGAGTCCTACTGGTTTCTACTATACATTCGGAGTAGAATGGGTTTCAGGAGCTACTTCAATTACTACTGGAGCCACTTACGGAGCCAAATATACTATAACTTCACCATCTGCAGCTCCTGGTACTGCAGGTACTTCAGGTACATCAATTGCAGCTGGTAGTTCAGGTTCTTCAGGTACTGCGGGTTCAGCTGGTACTTCAGGAACTTCATCCAATTCGGGTTCTGCAGGTACTTCAGGTACCGCAGGTTCAACAGGTACATCTGGTACTTCAGGAGGAGGTGCTGGAAATAGTGGTTCATCCGGTACTTCAGGTGAATCCGGCTCTTCAGGTACAGCAGGTACAACAGGTACAGCAGGTACTTCTGGAATAGGTGGTAGTAATAATACATCAGGTACATCTTCAAGTGCTGGTACTTCTGGTACAGCAGGTACAGCAGGTACTTCACCAGGTGATGGTACTTCAGGTACTTCAACAGGATCAGGATCTTCAGGTACTTCAGGAACAACAGGTTCAAGTGGTACTTCAGGAAATGATGGTTCTTCAGGTACTTCAGGTTCAAGTGGTACAGCAGGTACTACGGGTACAGCAGGTACTTCAGGTGGTTCTGGCTCTTCAGGTACTACAGGTTCATCAGGTACTTCAGGTACTACAGGTGCCGCTGGTTCATCAGGTACTTCAGGTACAGGTGTAAGTGGATCTGCTGGTACTTCAGGTACAAATGGAGATGCTGGTTCATCAGGTACTTCGGGTTCATCAGGTACATCAGGTGTAGCTACAATTCTTAACGATGCTGATAATAGAGTATTAACAGCTACAGGAACTTCAGGTGTTGTAAATGCTGAAGCTCATATGACTTTTGATGGTAATAATCTACTAGTAGATGGTGGATCAACCGCAAAAATTATTGTTTCAGCATCAGCCAGTAATACTGGAGAACAAGCCTTTGTATTAAAAGGATACAATGCAGGTCGAGGTGAATATATTGAATCTATAATTACTATTTCAGGTTCTAATTTACATATTGTTCCTGATGAAAATGCTGTAAACAATGGTCAGTTAGTTATATCTGGTAGTCAACAAATCTTAGGAGCATTAACAACTACGGGTAATGTGACTGTTGGAGGTACTTTAAATTATTCTGCCGGAGGTAATCCCGCAACTTCACAAGGAATATTCCAAGGAACTTTAACCACCGGAAATAGTGTCCAATTAGGTACAGGTATTCCTAGCAATGCTGGGGGGGCAGCCCAAACAATTGGTGGAAATGTAAGTTTTGCATTAGAATTAGCAAATGGTACTCGACAATTTGGATTTACTCAGATTGCAATACCTTTTATTCCAATAGGTGGAACAGGCCTAGTCGGGCTCGTGGGTTCTGATAACAGATCTCCAGTTGTCAATGAGTTTGGACAAGTATCACCAGTTAATGCTAATTTTACAGCTATTAATAATGTTTATGTTATTGCTGATGTTAGTGCTGCACAAGTTGCTAGTCCTAATGGTGGGGTAGTATTTAGTCTTGTAAATAATAGTGGACAAACAGTTACTTATAATGCTGATATAACCTATTTATTTATTTAATAAAAAAGGGTTTGATATTTATAATTGATATAAAAAAATAAAGATGAGCTTTAACGTAATAAATGGTGAATTATATGTACTTGGAGATAGTTTTTTCTCAGGAAGCATAACTGGTTCAAATGATATATCATCATCAGGAAATCTTTTTATAAATAATATTGCTACGACCACTATCTCTTCTTCAGCAGGCATTGATGTAGGGAGTGATTTAAATGTTGGAGGTACTGTAACATTAGAAACAACCCCAACAACAGGTACTAGTAGTAATTTCTTGATTTACAACCCTACAAGCAAAGAAATTGAAACCAGAACTGGAGGAGCCAGTGGCTCTTCTGGTACTTCTGGTACTCAAGGAGCTGCAGGTTCATCAGGCACTTCAGGAAGTGCTGGAACTTCAGGTTCATCTGGCACAGCAGGTTCATCAGGTACATCAGGTATAGGTTCATCTGGAACTAGTGGTACATCAGGATCTTCAGGCACCGCAGGTACTTCTGGATCAGCAGGTACAAGTGGTACTTCTGGCTCAGCAGGTTCTTCAGGTACATCAGGTTCAGCAGGCACATCAGGTACTTCAGGTTCTTCAGGTACAGCAGGTACCTCAGGATCATCAGGTACTGCCGGAACTTCAGGTTCAGCAGGTACTTCTGGTACTTCAGGTAGTGCAGGAACTTCAGGAACATCTGGAAGCGCAGGCACTTCAGGAACTTCAGGTTCATCTGGAACAGCTGGTTCTTCAGGCACAGCAGGTACAAGTGGTTCAAATGGAACTTCAGGTACTTCAGGTTCAGCCGGCACATCAGGTACATCAGGTTCAAGTGGTACTTCAGGATCAGCTGGTACTTCAGGTACAAGTGGCTCTTCAGGTACTGCTGGATCTTCAGGAACAGCTGGCTCATCAGGTACAGCCGGAACTAGTGGTTCAGCAGGCACATCTGGTACAAGTGGTTCATCAGGTACATCAGGTTCTTCAGGCACTTCAGGTAGTGCAGGTACCTCAGGTACATCAGGATCTTCAGGTACTGCTGGCTCATCAGGAACAGCCGGCACTAGTGGTTCATCAGGTACGGCCGGAACTTCAGGAAGTGCAGGTACTTCTGGCACTTCTGGCTCAAGTGGTACTTCAGGCTCAGCAGGCACTTCAGGAACAAGTGGATCTTCAGGTACAGCAGGATCATCTGGTACAGCTGGATCATCAGGAACAGCAGGTACTTCAGGATCATCTGGTACTTCTGGTACAAGTGGTTCAGCAGGTACAAGTGGTACTTCTGGTTCAGCGGGTACCTCAGGTACTTCTGGTTCAAGTGGTTCATCAGGTACTGCCGGTTCTTCGGGTACAGCAGGTACTTCAGGATCATCTGGCACAGCGGGAACCTCAGGAAGCTCAGGTACTTCTGGTACTTCTGGTTCTAGTGGTACATCAGGTAGCGCTGGAACTTCTGGTACTTCAGGTTCAAGTGGTTCATCAGGTACCGCAGGTTCATCAGGCACAGCAGGAACTAGTGGTTCAAATGGTACTTCAGGTACATCTGGTTCATCAGGTTCATCAGGTACATCAGGTTCTTCAGGCACTTCAGGTAGTGCAGGTACATCAGGTACTTCAGGATCTTCAGGTACGGCAGGTTCATCAGGCACTGCTGGGTCTTCTGGTACAGCAGGAACATCAGGTTCTTCAGGTACTTCAGGATCTTCAGGATCTTCAGGTTCAAGTGGTACTTCTGGTTCAGCCGGTACCTCTGGTACTTCAGGATCATCTGGTTCATCTGGTACCGCCGGATCATCAGGCACAGCAGGTACAAGCGGCTCAAGTGGTACTTCTGGCACTTCAGGTTCATCAGGAACTTCAGGTTCATCAGGTTCAAGCGGTACATCAGGTAGCGCTGGAACTTCAGGTTCATCTGGTTCTTCAGGAACAGCAGGATCTTCAGGTACTGCAGGTTCATCAGGAACTTCTGGAACTTCAGGTTCATCAGGAACTTCAGGTTCATCAGGTTCAAGTGGTACTTCAGGATCATCTGGTACTTCAGGAAGCGCAGGTACCTCTGGTACTTCAGGATCTTCAGGAACAGCTGGTAGCTCAGGTACTGCAGGTTCTTCAGGTACATCTGGTACCTCAGGTTCATCAGGTTCATCAGGTACATCAGGTTCTTCAGGTACATCAGGTTCGAGCGGTACTTCAGGTAGTGCTGGAACTAGTGGTACCTCTGGATCTTCAGGTTCATCAGGTACAGCTGGATCAAGCGGTACTTCAGGATCTTCAGGTACTTCTGGTACTTCAGGTTCAGCCGGTACTTCAGGTACTTCAGGCAGCTCAGGTACTTCAGGATCAGCCGGAACTTCAGGTTCAAGTGGCTCATCAGGTACTGCAGGTAGTTCAGGTACTGCGGGCTCATCAGGTACTGCAGGTACCTCGGGTTCATCAGGTACATCAGGTTCTTCAGGTTCATCTGGTTCAAGCGGTACTTCAGGCAGCGCTGGAACTTCAGGCACATCTGGTTCTTCAGGTTCATCTGGCACAGCTGGATCTTCAGGTTCATCTGGTACTTCAGGATCTTCGGGTTCATCAGGAACTTCGGGTTCTTCAGGTAGTTCAGGTACTTCAGGTTCCTCAGGCACTTCAGGATCAGCAGGTACTTCAGGATCATCTGGTTCTTCAGGTACAGCAGGATCATCAGGTACAGCTGGATCTTCAGGTACCGCAGGTACTTCAGGTTCATCTGGATCTTCAGGCACTTCAGGCTCTTCTGGTACTAGTGGCTCAAGTGGTACCGCCGGTACTTCAGGCTCATCTGGCTCATCTGGTACAGCAGGATCTTCAGGCACAGCAGGTTCTTCGGGTACATCTGGTTCATCAGGTAGTTCAGGTACTTCAGGATCTTCGGGTTCAAGTGGTACTTCAGGATCATCTGGTACCTCAGGTTCTGCTGGAACATCAGGTTCATCTGGTTCTTCAGGTACTGCTGGATCTTCAGGTACTGCAGGTACTTCAGGATCTTCTGGATCATCAGGTACTTCAGGAAGTTCTGGTAGTTCAGGTACTTCAGGTTCAAGTGGAACTTCAGGTAGTGCTGGTACTTCTGGTTCATCTGGATCATCAGGTACTGCTGGATCTTCAGGTACAGCTGGTACCTCAGGTTCATCAGGTAGCTCAGGAACTTCAGGTTCATCAGGAACTTCAGGTTCATCAGGAACATCGGGTTCAAGTGGTTCATCAGGTACCTCGGGTTCATCTGGATCATCTGGTACTGCCGGTTCATCTGGTACAGCAGGTTCTTCAGGTACATCTGGTTCATCAGGTAGTTCAGGTACTTCAGGATCTTCGGGTTCAAGTGGTACTTCAGGTTCATCTGGTACATCAGGTTCATCAGGAAGCTCTGGTACTTCAGGTAGCTCAGGTTCATCAGGTACAGCAGGATCATCAGGTACAGCTGGATCTTCAGGTACAGCAGGAACTTCAGGCTCTTCAGGAAGTTCAGGTACTTCAGGCAGCTCAGGCACTTCAGGATCTTCAGGTACTGCTGGAACATCAGGTTCATCAGGATCATCTGGCACTGCTGGTTCAAGTGGTACAGCTGGATCTTCAGGTACAGCCGGAACTTCAGGTTCATCAGGAAGCTCTGGTACTTCAGGTAGCTCAGGTACTTCAGGTTCTTCAGGCACCGCAGGTACTTCAGGTAGTTCAGGTTCATCTGGTACAGCCGGATCATCTGGTACAGCTGGATCATCTGGTACTGCAGGTACAAGTGGTTCTTCAGGATCTTCAGGAACTTCAGGTTCATCAGGAACTTCAGGTTCTTCAGGTACTGCTGGAACCTCAGGTTCATCAGGATCATCTGGCACTGCGGGTTCAAGTGGTACCGCAGGTTCATCAGGTACAGCTGGCACTTCTGGATCTTCAGGAAGCTCTGGAACTTCAGGTTCATCAGGAACTTCAGGTTCATCAGGAACTTCAGGTGTATCAGGTTCATCAGGTACTTCAGGTTCATCTGGATCATCTGGTACAGCAGGATCTTCAGGAACTTCAGGTTCATCAGGTACTTCAGGTTCTTCAGGAAGTTCAGGTACTTCAGGCAGCTCAGGTTCTTCAGGAACTTCAGGCAGTTCAGGTACAAGTGGTTCATCAGGTACTTCTGGTTCATCAGGTTCATCTGGTACTTCAGGATTTGGTTCATCAGGTACTTCAGGTAGCTCTGGAAGTTCAGGTACTTCAGGCAGCTCAGGCACTTCAGGTTCATCAGGCACTTCAGGATCTTCTGGTTCATCAGGTACTTCAGGTTCATCTGGCACAGCAGGATCTTCAGGTACTGCTGGATCATCAGGTACTTCAGGTAGCTCTGGAAGTTCAGGCACAAGTGGAAGTTCAGGCACAAGTGGAAGTTCAGGTACAAGCGGTAGCTCAGGTACTTCAGGATCAAGTGGATCATCTGGTACTTCAGGAAGCTCTGGAACATCAGGCTCTTCAGGAACTAGTGGATCTTCAGGTACTTCAGGTTCATCAGGAACATCAGGTGCCGCAACTATCAATAATAACGTAAACAACTACGTAATTACAGGTACAGGTACTGCAGGACTTCTTAATGGTGAAGCTAATCTTAAGTTTGATGGTAGTTTACTTGATGTTACTGGAAACATAAATGCACAACAAATAGATTGTGTTACCTTAAATGCTGAAGAAAAGAACTTCGATATCCCCCACCCAACAAAAGAAGGTTGGAGATTACGTTACTCAGTTCTTGAAGGTCCTGAAAGAGGTGTTTATGTTAGAGGTAAAGTTGAATCAAATGGATTAATTATACTTCCCGAATACTGGAAAGATTTGATTTATGAAAATACAATTACAGTTCAATTAACGCCCATTGGAAGTTCTTGCACACATTATGTAATAGAAGCTAACTCTACTCAAATCCTAGTAGGATGTGATTGTGGTGATGTAAATGCTTACTACATAGTACACGCAGAAAGAAAGTTCAATGATCCGCTATTAGTTGAATATAGAGTGCTTTCATAACATATTTATTATAAATTACCAGTAAATGGCAAAAGGTGTAAAAATAACGCCAAATTTGGCGAACATTGATTTTGAAGATGGCTCAGGAAATATCCTAAGTATCAACTTCGATTCAACAAATACACTTAAATTCCAAGATGAAGGGGGCGATACTATACTATCTATTACAGGTAGTATAGTTCAAGTCCCTGATACTGCTAGTTTTAAAATCCCAGTTAAACCTACATTTCCACCCCCAGGAGCTCCTCCTGCAACTATTGGATTTAATAGTGCTCAAAACCAAGTTGGTATTGTTACTACTGGTGGAGTTGTTTATGGTGGTGATAAAGGTGTTAAAGGAGGTACCGGTTCTCCCGGTAATATAGGCCCTAAAGGCACAAAAGGTCCAACAGGCGGTGGAGGTGATATAGGTGCACCCGGCCCCGTTGGTACAACGCTTATACCCGGTCAAAAGGGTACTAAAGGATTTAAAGGTGCTAAAGGTAATCAAGGACCACAAGGTCCTATTGGTACCCCTGGCCCTATTGGTACTAAAGGACCCCAAGGAGATCAAGGACCAACAGGTCCTAAAGGTATTACAGGTAATCCTGGAGCTCAGGGTCCTATTGGAACTCCAGGCCCTATTGGTGTAAAAGGTGCTAAAGGCCCTACAGGTGCTCCTGGTATAGTTGCTCCTAAGGGACCAACAGGTAGTCCAGGTTCACAAGGACCTACAGGCCCTAAAGGAAGTACATCAGTTGATACTGGTGATAGAGGACCTACAGGTTTAGTTGGTCCTAAAGGTCCAAATGGAGCTCAAGGTCCAATTGGAGTAAAAGGCATTGTAGGTGCTCCTGGTGGTGTTGGTCTTATAGGTGTAACCGGAGCTGCTGGTCCTACTGGTGCCAATGGTGCTACTGGTCCTAAAGGTCCAACAGGTGCTCCAGGTTCTATAGGTACAAAAGGTCCTAAAGGTACAACAGGTACTCCAGGTTCACCTGGTACACAAGGTCCACAAGGAGGTACAGGCCCCGTAGGTGCACCTGGTACTCCTGGTTTAATAGGTAATAAAGGTGTTATAGGACCAAAAGGTCCTACAGGTTCTCAAGGTCCAACTGGCCCTAAGGGAAGTACTGGAGGACAAGGTCCTCAAGGTGGTGGTGGTGCTACTGGTCCCACAGGTGTTCCAGGAGCTATAGGAGCCACAGGGGCTACAGGAGGTCAAGGCCCTAAAGGAACACAGGGTCCTCAAGGTAATACAGGCTTTCAAGGCGGTGATGGTGCCCCAGGTAGTATAGGTATTCCAGGTCCTCCTGGAGCAAAAGGACCAATTGGTGGTCCTGGTCCTAAAGGTGTTCAAGGTCCTGGCGGTGGTCAGGGTCCTACAGGTGCTCCAGGTCCTATTGGACCTACAGGTGCACCTGGTCCCGTTGGTCCAACAGGCCCCGGAGGAGCAAAAGGTCCTATTGGTGGTCCTGGCCCTACTGGTTCTCAAGGTCCAAAAGGTGTTCAAGGTCCAGGAGGTCCAGGTGGTGCACCAGGACCTGTAGGAGCACCAGGTGGTATTGGATATGGAGGTCCTCCTGGAGCAAAAGGTCCAGTTGGAGGTCCAGGCCCTATTGGTGGTCCAGGTGCTAAAGGAAGTCAAGGTCCTACTTCACCTAAAGGTCCTGTAGGTGCACCAGGTGCCATTGGTCCAGGTGGTCCTGGAGGAGCTAAAGGTCCTATTGGAGCACCCGGCCCTGGAGGTGCAAAAGGTCCTATTGGAGGAACTGGCCCAACTGGTGCTCCAGGTCCTATAGGTAACCTAGGCCCCTTAGGAGCTAAAGGTCCTCAAGGTCCTACAGGTTCTCCAGGTACAGGTACAGAAACTCAAGGTCCTAAAGGACCAATTGGTGCACCAGGTCCTGTAGGTCCTAAAGGTGCAGCTCCAAATTCATTTTATAATACAACTGTGAGTTGGGGTGGTTATAAAGGAGGAAATATGCAAATACAGAACGGGTATGCCTTATCAGCATAATATTTATATATAATGGCAAAAACAATAAGAATAATACCAGGTGAAAGTAGCATTACGTTTGATAGTAATGTTACAAATATTTCATCTAGTTTAAGTAACGATGCGATTGTTACAGATATTAATTCTGGTGTTTTTTCTTTCTCGTCAGGTTCACAAGATATTTTAAATATTGTCCCTGGGACTAAAAAAGTACAGGTTGATAATAATATTACATTAACTATCCCTACTAAAACTTCTGCTACTACAGGTGAAATTGCATTTGACGATACCACACGTAGTTTAATTTCAGGAGGTATTACAGGTGGTACAAAAGGTACTTCAGGAGCTACAGGTGCTCCTGGTAGTCAAGGTCCTACTACAAATGGTGTAGGAGGAGAAAAAGGTATTCAAGGTCCCAAAGGACCTCAAGGACCATCAGGACCTAAAGGTCAAAAAGGTGAAGGTGGTGAACCTGGAGCAAATGGTGCTCAAGGTCCTCAAGGAGCTATAGGTGATAAAGGTCCTCAAGGTAATACAGTTGGAGGAGCCCCAGGTCCTATTGGAAACCCAGGTGGTGGAGGTGATACAGGAGCTCCAGGTATTATAGGTGTAAAAGGACCTCAAGGTTCAACAACTGTAGGTGCAACAGGTGCTCAAGGTGAACAAGGTCCTAAAGGTATTGTTGGAGCTCAAGGAGCACCTGGTGCTATTGGTCCAAAAGGAAATGTAGGACCTAAAGGTAATAAAGGCGTTCAAGGTCCTACTGGACCCAAAGGTGGAGCAGGTGCTCCTGGTGCAATAGGGCCTGGTGGTCCTAAAGGTAATACAGGACCTGGTGGTAATCCTGGTCCTAAAGGACAAAAAGGTATACAAGGTCCTAAAGGTATTTTAGGAGCCCCAGGTGCTGGAGGTGCTACAGGAGGTCAAGGTCCTAAAGGACCACAAGGCGATCCAGGCGCACAAGGAGGTCCTGGTTTAGGACCGGGAGCACAGGGTCCAACTGGACCTAAGGGTCCACAAGGATTTGGTGGTGGTCTAGCTCCTAAGGGACCTAATGGAGTTCCTGGTAATGTAGGTGCAACTGGTGCACCTGGAGCAATTGGATCTAAAGGTCCAACAGGAGCACCAGGTCCAGTTGGTCCTAAAGGTAATACTGGAGGACAAGGTCCTAACGTAACTCCAGGTGCAAAAGGTGTAACTGGAGCTCCAGGTCCTGTAGGTGCACCCGGACCTATTGGTCCTACTGGTCCTACAGGACCAAAAGGTAGTACGGGTGGACCTGGCCCACAAGGAGGTCCTGGTAATAAAGGAGTTCAAGGTCCTAATACAAATACAGGACAACCCGGACCTATAGGTGCTCCAGGTCCTGTTGGACCCACAGGCGCTACAGGCACTGTTGCTGGTGATAAAGGGCCTATTGGAGGTACTGGATCTCAAGGCCCTAAAGGTGTTCAGGGTCCTGCAACTAATACAGGTGCTCCAGGTCCTGTAGGTGCTCCTGGCCCTATTGGAGGTCAAGGTCCTAAAGGACCTATTGGTGCAACTGGACCTCAAGGTAACCCAGGTACACAAGGACCTAAAGGTGTTCAAGGACCAAATGGTCCTGGTGGAGCTCAAGGTCCAACAGGTGCCCCAGGTCCTATTGGTCCCTCAGCAGCACAAGGTCCTACAGGTCCTACTGGTGCTACAGGCCCACAAGGTCCAAAAGGTGTCCAAGGTCCAGGAGGAGGCGGAGGTAATAAGGGTGTTCAAGGTCCAACTGGAGCACCTGGAAATAAAGGCCCGGTAGGTAATCCTGGTCCTAGCCCTACGGGTGCACCTGGCCCTATTGGACCTACTGGACCTGCTGGTGGTCCTGGTCCTGGAGGTGCTCAAGGTCCAAAAGGACCTATAGGTAGCCCTGGACCTGCTGGAACCGCTGGGACTGAATCCTTCCTTGTGACTATAAGCTACCCAGGTGGTGCCAGAAAAATAGATGTTCAGCAAGGCTTATATGAAAACTTTACAACTCCATAATGGCTAACACAGTAAAAATAATCCCCGAATCAGGAAGCATAACATTTGCTAGAGGTACTACAAGTATCTCTGGCTCTATTGCGGGCTTACCCCAAACTGAGTTAAGCATTGCTTCAGGTGATTTATCTGTTAAAAGAGGAGCAACTGATGTTATAAAATTATCACCAACTGATGTTGTTTTAGATAATTCTTCTATATTAAAAATTCCTACATTATCATCAGATCCCGTTGGAGCTGACGAGGGCACTTTATATATAAACTCAACTGCCGGTACAATTAAAGTTATTGGCAATGGTGGATCCGCAGTAACAATTAAAGGTGAAAAAGGTCAAAAAGGTGTAACAGGTGCACAAGGTCCTATAGGTCCTAAGGGTCAAAAAGGTGATCAAGGTGCTCCTGGTAGTATAGGTTCACAAGGTCCTGTAGGTCCTAAAGGACCAAAAGGTGATACAGGTGTTCCTGGCGATGGTGGTGCTCCTGGAGCTGTTGGTATTCAAGGTCCAAAAGGCCCACAAGGTCCATTAGGACCTAAAGGTCAAAAAGGTATACAAGGTGGAGATGGTCCTAAAGGTAACACTGGAGGTCAAGGTGGACAAGGTCCAAAAGGTGTTCAAGGTCCTCTAGGACCAAAAGGTCAAAAAGGAGATACTGGAGCACAAGGACCAATCGGACCTAAAGGTAGTACTGGGGGGCAAGGTCCTACAGGTGCTAAAGGTCCTATTGGCGCCCCTGCAGGTCAAGGAGCCCCAGGCTTAATAGGTCCTACAGGACCAAAAGGTAGTACAGGTAGTCAGGGCCCCACTGGTCCAAAAGGTCCAACAGGAGCTCAAGGTCCTACTGGTCCTAAAGGTCCTCAAGGAGGTCCTGGTGCTATAGGCCCAAAAGGCATTACAGGTCCTAAAGGAAATACAGGAGCACAAGGCCCTGTAGGTCCTAAAGGTGAAGGTGGAGCAACAGGCCCTGGTGGTCCTCCGGCATCACCAGGGACAATAGGTCCAAAAGGACCTCAAGGTGCTTTAGGTAGCCAAGGCCCACAAGGTACCCCAGGAGCAACTGGTCCTAAAGGTAATACTGGTGGTGGTGGTGCAACTGGTCCTGGTGGTGATAAAGGTCCCATAGGAAGTAAAGGTCCTACAGGTGCTCCAGGTCCTAATGGTCCTCAAGGTCCTACAGGTCCTCCAGGAGCTAAAGGACCCCAAGGCGCCAAAGGTCCTATTGGAGGAACAGGTATTGGAGGCCCTAAAGGTTTTACAGGAGCTCAAGGTCCCACAGGTAACCCAGGTCCTACAGGTGCTCCAGGTCCTATAGGAGGTCCAGGTGCTCCTGGTCCTCAAGGTATTAAAGGACCTATTGGAGGTACTGGAGGTCAAGGACCTAAAGGTGCAAAAGGTCCACAAGGTCCTACAGGTGCTCCAGGCCCAATTGGTGGTCCCGGTCCTATTGGTCCAGTAGGTCCAACAGGTGGAGGGGGAGCAAAAGGTCCAGTAGGCGCGCCAGGTCCTGGTGGAGCTCAAGGTCCTAAAGGTGTTCAAGGTCCACAAAATGCTCCTGGAGCTGCAGGTGCTCCTGGTCCTATTGGTGGCCCTGGTTCTCCAGGTCCTGGAGGAGCAAAAGGTCCTATTGGAGGTACTGGTGCTCCGGGCCCTATTGGAGCACAAGGTCCTACTAATGCTCCTGGTCCCGTAGGTGCTCCTGGTCCTGTTGGTCCTCAAGGTCCTACAGGTGCACCCGGCCCTGTTGGTGGTCCTGGTCCAGGGGGTGCCCAAGGTCCTACAGGTCCTGCTAACCCTGGTGCTAAAGGCCCGGTTGGTGCTCCAGGCCCTACTGGTTCTTTTGGCCCTCCAGGTGCTCCGGGTCCAGTTGGTCCACAAGGTCCTACGGGTCCTGCAGGTCCTTCAGCTCAATCTTATGGTGCTGGTATTGGTGGTAGAACTGGAGCTATACAAGTAGCTAACACTTCAAGAGGAGGCCAAGCTGCTCCTTGGATTGTAATAAACCATACAAATGGTGTAGTAACTTCATACGCTACTTCAATTTAATAGATATGTATCAACAAAAAACGTTATATGAAAATAGTTCTTTACACTGGTTACCAGTCCACACACTGGAATCCTGATACATTTTTAACAACAGGTTTAGGAGGTACAGAGCAATCTGTACTCTCCTTAGCTTTTTCTCTAATTAACTTAGGGTATGAAGTTTATGTTGTTGGAGATGTAATAGAAGGAGATTATCAAAATCCTAAATTAAAAGATAAAACTAATCAACTTTTAGTTAAATTTAGAACTACTGAGAATTTTAAAAAAGAAATAGGAAATAAAAAAATAGACTGGATTATTGCAACCAGCTATATTCACTATTTAAAAGAATTTGAAGAATTAAATTATTCAAAGTCAATATTTTGGGTACATAACATAGACTTTTTCCCTTGGTGGAGAGGAGAAGATTTACCAAATGGTGGTCGTGACCTTTTATTGCACGAAAAATTAACCCATATAGTATGTCTAACTAAATGGCATAAAAATAAATTTATAGAACAATTCCCAGAAACTAAAGATAAAATACAAGTTATTGGGAATGGTTTAAATACAACTGATATTATAAATGCTTCTGGAACTGATAGAAAAACAAATTTAGATCAACCAATTGATTTAGAATTAGGTATTTCTAAAAAAAGACAAAATAAAGTTCATTCTAAATATTTTAAAAAAATTCCTTACCAATTTGTTTATACCTCACACGCTGAAAGAGGTTTAGCAAAAGTAATAGAGGATTGGCCTTCTATAAAAGAAAAATACCCTCAAGCTCAATTAAAAATATCTACACCTGAGTATGGTTTAGAATATTTTGAAGAAAATTTTATTTCATTATTAGATAGCTTGGAAGATGTTGAATTTCTTGGTACATTAGGTCGAAAAGAATATATAGAACTATTAAAATCTAGTGAATTTTGGTATTATCCTTCTGACTATGAAGAAACTTTTTGCATAACAGCATTAGAAATGTTGGCTTGTATGGTAAAACCCGTTACCTTTGAGACAGCAGGATTAAAAGAAACACTACACGGATTTAATTTAGAAAATTTTGAAGACGAAATAGATTTAGATGCTGCAAATTATTATGCTTGGAGAAATAGATGGTCAGTTGTTGTTAAAAAGTGGGATAAATTAATAAAAGTATTACCTATGATTGATTTTGCTTATATTACGACGATTGAAGATAACCACGAACATATTGCAAATAAACTTTTAGAAGTCAATATTCCTAATGAATGGAAATATTGGATTAAAGATGGTTTTGATGCTAAAAACTTTACAGCTGATACTTACAGACAATATGGGATTAAAAAGAATCCACTTTGGAAAATTGATCATTCTGTAGACTGGTACACACGAGAAGTTACAGATGGTGAAGTAGGATGTGCTTTATCCCACATTGATATTTGGGTTGATACCTATGCTGATGAAAGAGAAGCAACTTTAATCCTTGAAGACGATTTTAAAATTGATCATCAAGTACCTTGGAATGAAGTATATGAACTTTTAGATGAAGGTTATGATTTAATTTATTTAGGTCGATATCA